TATTAAGACAAGATGAAGTAAACGAACCTGGTGTTATTAAAGAAACAGTAGAACAAATGCGTTTATTTGATTCTTCGGTAGTGTGTGGTTTACGCTGTAGAGAATGGGAATACGGTTGGGGAATAGGGAATTTATTAAAATTCCTTAAAGATAAAAATTTAAAAGATATTAAGTGGCTTGATATAGGATCTGCGAGTTCTACTTTGCCTTTTTATTTGGCTTCTTTAGGAATTGATATATCGGTTTATGAATTTCCAGAATATCAAGATTTTTTTATGAAACATTCAGTTTTTCCTCCAGTAACATTTATTCCTATTGAGCATTATGAAAGATCTATTAGTGATGCTTGGAATGATTTGGGGTATCACATTAATGCAGACACATCATCTTTTGATGTTGTAACGTGTATTTCTGTTTTAGAACATCTTCCTCATCACGAAGAAACTAATCTTATAAAAGAAATTGCTCGTGTTATTAAATCTAATGGTTTATTATTTTTTACAACTGATGTGAATCAAGTACGGAATTATCATCCGCATTTACGAGCAGGAAATAATAAATGGCATATTTATGACAGACAAGATCTTCAAAAAGATGTTCTAAATCCTTGTGTTCAATATGGGCTAGAATTAATTGGAAATCAAATTGAATATGTTCCTGGGTTAGAAGAAAATAAGTTAGAGCATACAAATCTACACAATATTCTTTCTTTTTTTATGAGGAAAATTTAAATGAAACTATTTGCAGATTGGGTTGTGTGGAACGGTCAAGAATTTTTGAGCGCAGCGATTACTAAGGTAATACCTTTTATAGATGGTGGGGTAATAGTAGATACAGGATCTACAGATGCGACATTGAATATAGCTAAGGCTATTGCAGATAAATATCCTAAGATTAAAGTTATTGAATTTGGTTCATTAGCTCCTGAATATTATATATGCAACGCTCGTAATGTCGCTTGGTTAGCTGCTCCCCCCGACACTACTTGGTCTTGGAATATTGCCGATGATGAGGTTTATAGCTATCAAGACTGTGAAAGACTCAGAAAATTTCTTGAAGATCATGAACAGTCTCCTCAAAGATTTGTTAAATTGAATTTTAGAGATCTTGGTTATGACAAAGAGGATCGGAGTAAAATAGTTCATGGCGATCTATCATATAGAGCTATGATACATCGGTGGGATTCTAACGCTAGATGGGTAGGACGTTGGGGAAGGGAAGGATTAAAATATCCCGATGGTAAGCACCATATGAACTCAGATAAAGAAACTGATTGGCTAGATCCAAACGTATCATATCTTCATATGAACTGGTTAAGAGAAAAACAAACTAAAGTGGTTCAGCTTTATAACGAGATGAAATATTAAAAAATTTTGGGAATATGATGTCTGTAAAAAAATGTATTATAACAGGAATAAGTTGTCAAACTGGAAGCTATTTAGCCGAATTACTTCTGGAAAAGGGTTATAAAGTTTATGGATTATTACATCATAATAATCTAGGGAGTGCTATTCATCTTGTTAATTATATAGAAACTTTAACTGTAGATCTTAAAGATCCAATAGAAATAAATAAAATTTGCAAGTTAATAAAACCTATTGAATTTTATAATCTAGCCGCTCAGAGTAATATATGTGCTTCTTTTAAAGAACCTTTGCTTACTATGGAAATTACAGGAGAAATAGTAATTAAATGTTTAGAAAGTATACGTCTATATAGTCCAGAAACTAAATTTTTTCAAGCTTCTTCTGCTTCTATTTATGGAAGTGTTGAAGGGATTATAAACGAAGATACATCTTATGGTCCCAAAAATCCATATGCTTTAGCCAAACTTTGGGGACATCTTGCCGTTAAACTATATCGACAAAATTATGGTATATTTGCTTGTAACGGTATTCTTTTTAATCACGATAGTCCTAGAAGAAATCCTAATTCTCTCATAAAGAAGATTATATTAGGAATTAAGAATATTAAATCTGGTAAAGATACAAAACTTAAATTAGGAAATTTAGACGCAATAAGAGGATGGGGTCACGCAAAAGATTTTGTAAAAGGTATTTATTTAATACTCCAGCAAAACACCCCAGACGATTATATATTAGCTAATAATGAAACATATACTTTAGGCGAATTATGTAAAATGGCATTTAAAATTGCAGGCATATCTGATTGGCAACAATATATTGAATTAGATCCCATGTATACAAGTAAAACAGAAATACCAATTTTGATTGGAGACAACAATAAAGCTAAAAATATTTTAAATTGGGAGATTTCAATATCTACTTATGATATGATAAAAGAAATGATTGGAGATTTATAATGGGAGTTTATATTTTAGGGCCATGGCTTGGTGAATTTGCTACTGAATTAATAATGTTGCCTTATTTAAGATCTTTAAAAAATAAATTTTTAAAAGAAAATATTGTTATTGGATATAGTTGTCCGGGTAGAGATTTGTTTTATGAATTTGCTGATAGATATTGGTCGCTTCCAGAGTCTTTTGTTGATCAGATGGCAAGTAAAGAATATTTTACTTGTGGGGGGGGCATTATAGATAAAAAGACTTATAAAAACGCCGGATGGGATACTCCATTTTTAGATGAAGCTTGGGTTTCTTTGGAGACTCGAATAAATAAAGAATTTGGAAATCAAGATATTACTATTATTTCTCCCTGTTTTGACTTTGGCACTCCATATACAAAAATTTTAGAAAATAGACATTCTAGATTTAATTATTTTTTACCTACGAAAAGAATTTCTAGTTTATTTACTCCTAGTTATACGGTTGTACAAACACATCCATCTCCATGTTCTTTTCTCGAAGCTTTCCCATTAGAGCCAGAACATAAATTGATAAGGAGTCCGATAGATAAGGGTTTAAAATTAAATAATCTTATAGTTATATTTCCAAGAGATAAACTTAGTGATCCGTTTAGAAATTGGCAAAATCAACAATGGGAAAAATTAGCACAATTTTTTATTGATGATGGTTTTCAAATTGCAATATTGGGACATGGTAAAGATGATAGTTTGAATTTTAATATTAACCATCCAAATTTTTATAATACAATTGGAACAGACTTAGCTACCCAAATATATTTTTTACAAAATGCTAAAATATCAATTAATCCAATGAGTGGCGCAACGTATCTTTCTACATATACGGGCACCCCAGCTGTAGTATTTGGATCGGGTGATCATTTTCAGGCCGTCATTAAGGGTGAAGGAATGGCTCCTGGGACTAATTCTTTTGGAGTTCCTGTTTTTCTATTAGATACTGGAAAATCATGGACCGTTGAAGCAGAAAGTATTAGAGATTTTGTTTATCAAAAATTAAACTATCAAAGGATTTAACTTGAACGAGATTATAGTTGCTGGGCCATGGATTGGTGAATTTGGTCCTGAAATAGAAGATTGGATTCCGAGACTTAGATATTTTAAATCACAACATCTTGAGTCTTATTTGATAGTTTCAAGTTATCCAGGTCGAGAAATAATATATTCAGATTTTGCAAATGATTTTTTAGGACATCCTAATTTTTTTACGAAGTTATTAGATGAAAAAATATATAATACAATTTGGAATATTTTACTTGATACCAAAACTAAACAAGCTGTATCAATTAATAATCTAGATATTCAAAATTTAATACAGTGGCTTGAACAAGAGATAAAAAATAAATTTCCTAATCAAGAAATTAATTATATTAATCCTTTTTTAAAGACTGATAAATATAATTTAGATCAAAAAAATACTTTACATTTACCAATACAGACTTCTAAAATTAGTCCATGGACTAATCATATAGTAATATTTCCTCGAAATAGAATCACTGATTCTTTTAGAAATTGGCCCGAATCTTCTTGGTACGAACTTGTGTGTTTATTATTAAATAATAATTATAAAGTTGTATTATGTGGGAATATTGCAGATAGTCTTTCTTTGGATATAAAACATGATAATTTTTTAAATATATTAGGATCTACCTTAGAAGATCAGGTAATGTATACACAAAGTGCTCAACTTGCTCTTACGTCTTTTTCAGGAGCTTGTAGGTTTACTGCATATATAGGATGCCCTACAGTAACATGGGGGAACGCCTCACATCTTAGACAAGTAATTGTTGTAGAGGGAAAAGCATTTGACGTTAATCCGTTTAATACTCCGTTATATATATTGGCCGAAGAAAATAGATGGACTTATAGTTCAGAAGAAGTTTTTAATTTTGTTAAACAATATTTGAAAGAAGAATAAAATGAATATTTTAGACTTATGGCCGAAAGAAAAGCCAGATATTTTACCAAATGATAATAATTGGTTTAGAGATCCTAATGCTAAATTATTAGCTACCCTTTTAAGCGATAAGACTAAGTGTGTTGTCGAAATTGGCCCTTGGACTGGAGCAGGTTCTACTAAATTTATTTTAGATAAAGCGTTTAATGCTACTGTATTTACTATAGATACGTGGAAGGGTAATCCAGAGATGCAACATCTTGATGTTATCCCCGTCCTTTATGAAACTTTTTTGGTAAATTGTTGGAATTATAAAGATAGATTATATCCATTAAAAATGGATAGTGTTCAAGGCCTGAAACTTCTGCATAAAGAAGGTATTGTCCCTGATTTGATTTATATAGACGGAGATCATACTTATGAAGTGGCAAAATATGATATAGAAACCGCTTTTACTTTATTTCCTAAAGCACTTATTGCTGGAGACGATTGGGGGTTTAGAGAAGACTTACCTGTTCAAAGAGCCGTAAAAGAAGTAGCAAATAAATTTAATTTATCTATTAAGATTGTTGAAAATCGAGCTTGGTTATATATATGAAAATTTATTTAATTAATCCTCCTACTGATTTTTTATTAGATGATAGGTGTAATATACCATTAGGTCTTCTCTTTATTCATTCGTTCCTAAAAGATAATAATGTAAATGTTCAAATTATAGATTTAGCCGGTATGCCCATAGAACAATGGATTATACCCAAAGACGGAGACATATATGGTATTGCGTCTATGACTCCTCAGTTTGAAATAGCCTGCCAAATTGCCAAACAGATTAAAACTAATACTAACTTGGTAGTTCTAGGGGGAGTTCATGGAACATGTGTGCCAGAAGAAAGTATAGTAGGAAATGATTTTGATCTAGTTGTCCAGCACGAAGGAGAAGAAGCTTTATTAGAATTGTCCCAAGGTATACCACTTAACTTAATAAAAGGGATTACATATAAATATCAAGGAAAGATTTTCTCTACAGATAAACGACCACCAAAAAAAGAGATAGACGAATTTTCTTATCCAAAGATAGACTCTATTGATATGGAATCATATCACTGTGGAGTCTTTACTACTTCAGACGGAGATTCTATTAAAGGTATTCCCATTATAACCGCCCGAGGTTGCCCTCATAATTGTGCATTTTGTTGTAGTCCTTTTGTTAACCAGAGAAAAGTTCGGTTTCATAGTATTAATTATATTAGAAATTATTTAGCCTATCTAAAAGAGAAGGGCTATAAAGATTACTATATAGTAGACGACACAATTTTATTAAACAAGAAGAGATTAACTGAAATATGTCTTATCTTTAAGGAAAATGATTCAGTTTGGAGAGCCGCTATTCGTGGTGATGCTGCGACTCAAGAGAAATTAGATCAATTATATGCCGCAGGATGCAGGCAAGTAGATTTGGGAGTTGAATCTGGATCACAACGTATTCTAGATTTAGTTAGAAAGGGAGAACGTGTAGAAGATAATGGTAATGCGATTGAGTATGCACATAAAGCCGGAATTAAAGTGAGGGCATGTATCATAGTAGGTCTCCCTACCGAAACACAGGCTGATGTAGATCTTACAAAAGAATTCTTGAGGAAATACAAGCCTGACTCTGTTACATTAGCTACCTTTATACCTTTTCCTGGTTGTGATATACAAAGAAATCCCAAGCAGTATGGTTATGTTATTGATCCAAAGGCACCGTATAGTAAGTATTTCTTTAGTGGTTCAAGTCTTCAGTTATCAGCGGTTAGCTCTAAAGAACGTAATGCAGAGATTGCAAACTTTAGACAACAGTTATTAGATGTGATAGATGAAACATCTCTAATTACTTTTAAGGTTATTAAGAAACGTGTTGACCAGTTAAACCAGGAGGCAAACAAATGCGTACAATAGTTACGGGCGGATGTGGATATAAAGGAATGATCTTGGTTCAGAAGTTACTCAAACAAGGTCATGATGTTCTGTCTATAGATGCCGAATGGTTTGGTAATAGATTAGAACCTCACTCTAGATTAACTATCCTTAAGAAGGACACTAGAGAATTAACTGCTGAGGATTTAGGCGAAGCAGATATAGTCTTTCATTTAGCTGCCGTTGCCAGCGATCCAGGTGCCATTATAGATAGTAAACTTGCTTGGGAAGTAAATGTGTTAGCCACTCATCAATTACTAGACGCCTGTAAAAGACAACATATCCCTCGTTTTATATTTGCTTCGTCTGGGAGTGTGTACGGAATAAAAGAAGAATTAGAGGTTACCGAAGACTTATATCTGCTTCCTATTTCTGATTATAATAAAACTAAAATGGTCGGGGAACGAGTTGTTCTTAGTTATCAAGATGATATTGATGTAACCATTATTCGACCAGCTACTGTCTGTGGATATTCTCCTAGAATGAGATTTGATTTAGCGGTTAATGCTCTAACAGTGGGTGCGTTGGAAAGAGGTATTATAACAGTATTTGGGGGTCAACAAGTACGCCCCAATGTTCATATTAAAGATATTGCAGATTCATATATTTGGTGTTTAGATAATCCAGAAATTACTTCTGGGGAGATTTTTAATGTGGGCTTTGAGAATTTATCTTTACTAGAACTTGCCGATAAAGTTAAATCTAGCGTTAAGTTTAGGTTAAATAAAGAGGTAGAGGTTCGAGTTACTCCATCGAACGATCCTCGTTCTTACAGGGTCTCTTCTAAAAAGATTTTAACGGCGGGCTTCCAGCCGAAGTTTACTGTAGATGACGCTATTAATGATTTAATAAATCTTTTTATAGATGGTACTTTCTCTAAAAAAGAAGTTCATAATGATAATGGTTTATGGATGCAACAACAAGGGATTAAATAATGTCTTCAGCTAAAGTAATTTTTGACGTTAAAGAAATAGTTAAAGAAGGTAAGATAGTTTTATGTCAGGGGTGTTTTGATTTATTACATATAGGACATTTAAAACATTTAGCTTCAGCCAAGACATATGGAGATGTTTTGGTTGTTGCTGTTACCGCAGATAGGCATGTCAACAAAGGGCCTGGTAGACCGTATTTTAAACAAGATTTACGCATGGAAATGTTAGCTGCTTTAGATATAGTTGATTATGTGATTCTATCAGATTCAGAAGATGCGATAAAAATAATCAATTTAATTCGACCTAATTTTTTCGTTAAAGGAAGTGAGTACTTAGATTTAAATAAGGATATTACTGGTAAAATTTCTTTAGAAAAAGATGCTGTAGAAGCCTATAGTGGCCAATTAGTTTTTACAGACGAAGTAGTTTTTAGTTCTACTAAATTATTAAATAATTTTTTTGATCCTCTTAGTAATGAAGCTCAACTTTTTTTGAGTAAAGCTTCTATTGATATTGATAGTATTTTTAATTGTTTAGATAAGATAAAAACATTAAAAATTCTTGTGGTCGGGGAGGCAATTTATGATAAATATACATATGTCAACATTACTAATGTTGCATCAAAACACGCCATCTTGTCTTCTAAATTTAATTTTACAGAAACTCATTTTGGTGGAGCTTTAGCAACGGCAAGGCATCTTGGTAAAGTATGCGATAACGTTATTTTATATACTGGATTAACTAGTCTAGATAAAAGCATAGTAACGCAAAATTTACAAAATATTAAAATAGATTCGTTTGAAATTTCAGAGGATAGAAAGATAATAAAAGAGCGTTTTATTGACGATAAAAAGAAACAATTATTTTGTGTGGATTATATGAATGATCTTCCTTATATAGAATACGAACAGGAAATTATTCATTATATTAATAATGCTGATATAGATATTATTTTAATTAATGATTTTGGTCACGGAATGTTTACTGAAAAGATAATACATTTTCTAGGTAAATATAAAAAGGCTTTCTTGTGTTTAAATGTACAAACTAATAGCGCAAATAAAGGTTTCAATTTTGTAACAAAGTATTCCTGGGCCGACTATATATCAATAGACCTCCCAGAGGCTAGATTAGCTTTAAGTAATAAATATTCTCTCGTACAAGATTTAGCCAATGAATTAAGTGGATTTTTTGATTGTAGAACTCTTTCTATAACTCAGGGTAAATATGGTACAAAAATTTATCAAAATAAAAAAGAAACTTCGGTTCCTGTATTCTCTTCTGAAGTAATAGATACTACTGGTGCTGGTGATGCTTATTTTGCAATTACCGCCCCATTGGTGTATCTTGGATCTCGTGCTGAAGAAATTGGATTAGTGGGAAACGCCGTGGGACTTTTAGCTTCAAGAATTATGGGAAATAAAGAAGCAATTGATTTAATAACTCTTAAGAAATACATAACTACTTTAACAAAATAAGGACACCCAATGTACACCGAGCCAAGACAAATAATAGATATTTCAAAAGACTATATTAAAGAGATTAATGGTTTAATTCAGTGCTTAGATATGCAAAAAATAATAGATATTGCTTATTTAATTAAAGAATCTAGCCTAACTATTTTTTGTGGCAATGGAGGTTCTTACACAAACGCATCTCACATGGCGGGCGATATTCTAATAAACTCCCCAGTCGAAGGAAATATGTTCGCTATAGGAGACAATTTAGTTTCCTTTTCTGCTTATAGCAATGACATATCTTACGAACGAGCTATGGCGGAAGAAATAATAAAACGAACTAAACTTATTAAAGACTGTACGATAATACTTTTAAGTACATCGGGGACTTCAAAAAATATTCTTCAGACCGCAATAGAATCTAAGAAGTTAGGATTCAAAGTAGTATCTTTAGTTGGAGCTTATAAGGATATTTTAGAGCCATATTCGGACATTATAGTTACTACTAAATCTTTAGATGCTGGTTTTGTAGAAGTAGTGCATGATTTTGTTGGTCATTGTTTAGTAAGAATTCTTAATAATTTAAAATAATGTCAACACCCAAAGAAACATCAACAAGGTCTTTTATTAAGGGTTTAACATGGCGAGCAATTGCTATTTTAAACGGGGGCTTGATAGCCTATATATTCTTAGGAAGTTGGAGCAAGGCAACTATAATTTCTTTAAGCGCTAATTTTACTGGATTTATTTTATATTTTTTACATGAACGATTTTGGAGTAAGATTAATTGGAAATATAACTAGTCAACAATTCTATTACTTCTTCTACTATACCCTCGCCACCTTTTTTAATTAAAACAAAACCTTTTTTTTCAATTACTTTATCTTTAACTTTTCTTTCAGCATCTGAGGGGCACATACAGTAACCTACCCTATCTATGCATTCTAGATCTATTGGAGCATCTCCAATAAAGAGAGTGTCTTGTAAACCAAATTTATTTTCTTGGCAATACTTCTTTAAAAACTTAAATTTATTATCACTATTATAGGTTTCAATTCCGACATAAGCACCGAAACTTTGGTTTATCTTTTTACTACCCGTAAGAAATATTACCTTAAATTCCTTACTAAGTGTTCTTAGACTATCTATATCTCTTCCACAATATTTTTTTGTGACTTTTCCTTCTTCGTTGAAATAGTACCCTCCATCTGTTAATACTCCATCTACATCGAATACTATTAATTTTATTGGACTAATCTTTTTATTAGTTTTCCTCTTCAAGGCATTCTCCTAGTTCTCAAAGACTTCTTGAGCTTCGTCTCTTCCACTATTCTTTTTAGTCTCTCTGTCAGAGATTACGGTCTCTATGGGGACTTCTTTAAAATCGCTGCTGGCGGGATAAAAATCAAAGAAAAGATTTTCTTTAAATGAAGAAATTTTATTTTTTTGAATAGATAGTTCAATACGAGGAAGACGAGTAATAGTATTATTATACTTAACAGTATGGTAATCATTAGCTCTATCCTTTTTATCATGTAAATCATTATATAAGTGCATAATAACATTACCGTCATATTCTAATTGAACAGTTGAGCTAATATTATAATTGGTTGGTTTTTCTCCATAAGGAGTTTTTGTATATTCAACAGTGGCAATAATTGTTGTATTATATTTGCCTGCAATATTTTTAACTCTTTGACTCATAGATCTATAAACTTCGTGTCCAATAGCATTATTTTGTAAATCTTGTAACTTATGAAAGTTATCAAGGATATAAATGATATTTCTTTTAGGATATTCTTCTGTGTAATATTTAATTAATGACTCTACAAACGCCAAGGAATTACCATCTTGGGAATCTTTTAATATTAAACGACCTCTTTCTACTAAATCTTTTATTTTTGAATATCCAACATTTCTTTTTTCTACAACATCTATCCCCAAGCTTTGGTAATACCCAGGAGTTAAAACTTGATTAATTTCTAACGTTTTACTTCCTTCTGCTGCGCAAACAAATTTAGGTAGCATTTGGGCGGCGGTATCATCAATAGTGTGATAAATGACACAGGTATTATTTTCTGTTTCCGATCCGTGCTTAGCAATTCTACAAGCTAGTGATGTAAGAAATGCGGTTTTGCCGCAATTCGGCTTTCCCCCCACTAACATGAATGTCCCTTTCCAATTACCATTAAGAGCCTTAGATAATTGCGAGAAGTCCGGCCCAAAATTATATCCCATAAATTCATTACCATGTTCTTCTTGCCATTTCTTTTGAGACTCAATCAAGCTTAAAGTTCCATCTTTAGATAGGTGGTCTTCGTTGTATTGTCGCGTAAGTTCATATAAAGCAGATTGAGCTTCAGCTATTACGTTCTCTGGAGTATCGTTTTTCTTCATTAACTTTGAAACCATTAGCGAAACTATTTCTTCTCTGTATAAACTCTTTTGCGTTTCTCTGTCGTTTTGTAGACGTTCAACTTCTTTTTCTATAGAGGTATGAGATATATTGGTTCGTTCAGAAAGCAGCTTAACCATCTTCTCTTGTTTAATCTTATTAGGTTCGCTAACGATTAGAGGAATAATTCGAGCGCAAATCTCGTCGGAATTCTCCTCGTCAAGGAACTGGTCCAGTCGCCAAGAAAAAGCATCTTGATTTTTAATCTTTTCAAACTTTTCTTTGCCATTCTCTTCTTTTAAAAGCTCATCTGGATCTATACCTACTGGCATTATCTTAACAAACATCTCTATATCTTTATGGCCAGCAATAATCCTGTCTAATATTTCTACTGTTTTGGTTCTTCCTGCCTCATCGCCATCCAAACAACAGATGTATTTATGAAAGTTATGGCGTTTTAATAGGTGTAATTGTTCTTCAGTAAAGGATATGCCCCCAAGAGCTACACATTGGTCTATACCATTCTCTACAGCAGAAAGGACATCTCCATATCCTTCCATGATATAAATTGGACAGGGCTTCTTTCCGTGCTTTAAAAGCACATTGTGGAAGTTGTATAGACGTTCACTTTTGCGATAGATATTACAAGCGGTCCCTGTTCCTTTTAAATCTGTTCTGCTATTTGTATATTTAGATTTTCCGCTACCAGGTTTGTAATCTAAATCTCTTGAAGCAAATCCTACGGCTTGTCCGTGTTCGTCTTTAATAATGAATATCATAGAGTTTTCGTTGAATAGGTCTTTGCGTTGTAAATCAATTTTATGTAAAAAATCTACAGAGAATTTTTCGTTGTTATATCCAGATTGTTTTTTCATATGAGACCAGAAGTCATCAAATGAACTAACTGTCCCAGCACCAACTCGCCTATAGGTTTCATTAGACCAACAACGTCTGGTGAGTTCGTCGCTAACTTTTTGATTTAGCGGGGAATTTAAAATATATTCAGCAGCTAATCGATAAGCTCTATAGGTATTTATTTCATAAATTTCTTCTTCGTTTAATTCAATTTCAGGCATTTCAATTTCATATTTTTGAGCAAAATATGGAAGTGTTATTGAATAAAATTCAGGCCCAGAACAAGGATAACCCTCTAATAAGTATCCAGCATTAAATATATCCCCAGCTGCCCCACAACCTGACATGCATCTAAAGGTTAAACCATCATTTCCTTTAGTTGTACAACTAGGATTCTTGTCTGGATGGGCGGGATTAATGCAGGAGAATTTATCATTTTCGGGATTGCGGTCAAATAAAGAAATATATTCGTTAAGGTGTGGTTTAATTTTCTCTATTACTTCTTTATACTTGTGCTGAAAACGTTGGTAAGATCTCATATTTTTCTCTTGTTTGTTAGTTGTTATTCTTTATGGAATGATTCAATTGCTTCTATGTCTAAAATATTATTTTGTTTTTTGGGCCGTAAAGATAAAGAGCCATTAGAATTTAAGTCTTGAGATCGTAATTCTAAAAGTTTATACGTATTAGATTCTCCAATAATCTCAAGTAAGTCTCTTGGGATTGAAATTATAATTCCTCGATTTCCAACTGTTGCTTTAAGATAAACTCGATCTTTACTATCTCGAATCCAGGCGTCGCTTTCAATTTTTTGTATATCTCTACTTACATCCCAGCTCAAGGTATTCTCCTATATTTGGGTCTCTAATTTATAGCACTTTAATTTGGGGGGTGTCAATAAGAATTAAATATCAGCTTGATTATAACACTTAGACATGTAGGGACAATACCTACACTCCCAGCAACCTATTGTTTTTACTTGAGGATTTTTCATGCGGGAAGTGCCGTCTTTAACTCGAAGATTAGATTGATGTTCTTTATATTTAGACTCAGATATTTTTCCTTTTTTATAAAAATCTTCTATCTTTTCGTCCGACCAATTCATTTCAAAATCACGAGGAGGTAATTCGTCTTTATTAATATAGTCTTGTAAGGTTCTGTACCTACGAAAAATATCATTTACGCTAAACCATTTTAAAACTTCGCCATCTACTTTAGGCCAAAAAGTTTCACCTTCTTGTTCTAGCTCTATTTTAAAAGTTCTACGATTAGAGGTTTCATCTCTTGCCATATATACCATACGTCCACAATAGAATTGTTTTCTGAAGAGATATACATATATTAATGTTTGTAACAATTGACTAATCTTAGGTGCTCCCTTTTTAGCATAATTCCCCATAATTTCTTTTGTAGCGTCAAATCCATAAAAGCTCTTAACCTCAACTAGGTACTGTTTTCCGTCTGGGGGCTCAGATAAAATACAATCTAGCTCACCCTTAATCGGAAATCCAAATTCAGATGTTTGGAATTCTACATTATTGTCCACCCAGATGCCCATTTGTTTCCAATATTCAATTAAACTTCGTTCAACTGCTTTGCCAAGATCAAAGATCAATTGAGTTCTAGCATTAGTAGGAGAGCCCTCTACTCCCTTGATTCGATAATAAGATTTACGATGGCATGTTCCTGCTACTACTTTATCTCCAAATTCATCTATATAGGATACTGAAGCTTCAGATGGATAGAGGTTTTTAGAATTACCAAAGCGCAGACGAGGACGTTCAATTTGTTGATCGGTATGGGCGATCAAATCATAAGTATCATAAGGCATATAATATCCTATGTTAGATGTTAACTATTTTCGATGATAGCAAGACGACTTTCGAGGTCGTCTACTCGGCTGACTAGTGCGGTAAGTTCGCGTTGACGGATGGCCTGTAGTTGATAAAGCTGTTGTTTAGAGGCTAGATTATTAATAGCTGTGCGCATACTAACTAATTCATCTCTAATAGCTTTTAATTGAATATATATTGTATCGCTAATTGATTCTGCCATTATTTTGATTCCTCTGTTTTTTCAGGAGTTTCTGGAGCAGTTTCGATATCTTCGATGATTTCTGTTGAGGGAGTAGTTGTTTTAAACTTTTCTTGTAAAACATTTGCTCCACAGTAAGTTGCATATCCTAATCCTATTGCTCCACTAAACGTAGTATATAACCCAAAAACATCTACTGTCAATAAGTCTTTAGCTAAGATAGTAATAAATAATGCTGCTAAATCAGATAAGATTAGATACAAAAATCCACGATATTTGCGTGTCATAAAATTTAATTGTAATTGTTTTGCAGTTAAACTAGCCATTATCTTCCCTTATTTTGGTTTAAAAGGATTGTATAAATAGAATCTAAACGATTAGATATTCCATCTAAATTATTTTTTAATAGTTGTATTTCTACGTCATGGCGGTTTACGACGATTGTTTCCTGGGAATTTTTCTCCAAGTGTTCGGATAAAATAATTTTACATTCTGAGACAGAATTTTCTATATTAGTTAATGCTTGTGCTTTAGTTCCCCATGTTATGAATATCCCGCTCAATATACCTAATATAGATAATGTGGAAAGTATTATCCCAATAAGAAATCCCCATTTTTTTATTTGTTGAAACGTATTATGAAAAGAAAATTTTTCAGCAACTTTTTTTATCATAAGATATACTCCAAGCATTTTCTTACCTTTATCTTATCATTTGAAGCGACTGGATGCAAATAGCAATTGACTTCTAGGTTTGCGGCGAATACAATTTAGAAGTAAACAACTATTAACTATAGGAGTTAATATGCCAATTTATAATTATGAGTGTCAAAAGTGTGGAAAAATACAAGAGAAATTTCACAAAATAGACGATCCTCTAGAGGAGGGTTGCGAAGAAAAAGAATGCGGCGCTGGCCCTGATGAGTTAAAGAAACAAATGCCCTGTCTTGGAAGACATGTTTCCTGGGGATCTTGGAGAGTATCAAATGACTGTCGTTAATAATGTAGTAAATAAAGTTATAGATATAGTTTTTATTGTAGTAATCTTAGCTGGGGCTGCGTTTGGTTTATATAAAATATATACCCTGATGACAGATTCGTTTAATAAAAACGAAGAAAATCAACTGCTTCTTTCTGATTACACAACAGCAAATAACGATAGTAATGTGGCTAATAAAAAATTTAAAGCATTGCAAAAACAATATGGAAAAACCCTAAAGCAATATGATGAAAAATTAATTGCTTATGCTAATTTAGAGGCTCAGTATACCAACCATGTCCATCAAAACACCAATGTAGATTCAACACTTCCCAATCCAATTGCTGACAATAGTGATTGCTGGAAACTTTTCGACGGGGAAAGCCTCCATCTCCAGATGTCTAACTATCAAATTGATATAGATTTATCAGCTATTAGACTTCACAAAAATAAATGGTCAGGCAGTCTTGATTACGATCTTCATCAAAAATTTGGGTTAAGTTTATTAGAAAGTAAGAATATTAATAATGGCGCACTAGTTATGCATGCTAGATTATTTGAATTAGACGGAAATTCTGAAGTAAAAGAATTATTAATTACTAAATTTGATATGGCGTTCGAAGATAATTCGGTTACGGGTATGCAATGGTGGGCACCTAATTTAAAACTAGGTGTACACGAAAGTGTAGTGGGTACTTCTGGATATCTTCCATCTGCCTTTTTAGGAATATCTGCTAGCAAGTATTTACGTGGCGGCAAAGAGATGTTAGAATTATTTCAGTTAGGTATTGGCGTTAACCTTGAAGCAAAGGTCATGTTCTTGTTCACCCCCATAATGTATAATTTAGGTAATCATATTCCGCTGATAAGCGATTTATGGATTGGTCCAGACTTAGCTATTGATACTGGTGGTCGATGGGCTGTAGGTTTGTCTCTTTCAACAAACCTGTAACACAAGGAGTTTTTTATGAAGGTTGTAGTATGTAAATCAAATCTAGAAGAACTAACTGACTTGCCGGTTGAAGAAGCGAGTCATTGTTTTGCTCTGTATATAGGAGCAAGAGAACAACAGATTGAGCGCTGTTTGGGAGAAAATATCTTAGCCATAGGATGGTGGGGATTAATGGAAGCGGGATATCTTAATGGTAACGGTACGGTGAATAAAAAGAAATTTTTAGAACACGATACTGTCTATTTTGCAGAGCCTGCCCGAGTATATAAGCGAGTTCGTAATACTTATAAACGTCTTATTGAGAAAATAAAAGAAATCTAATGCGCACATCTTTGCAGGATATATTCACTTATATCCACTGTCCACTTAAATACAAGTTGGGCTCTAAAACCATAGACTTGTATAGTAATTTTAAAGAAACGGTCGTGGGCAATCTCTATGAAGAAATAGTTCTTAAGGCATATCATCATAGATTTTTAACAGGTAAAGATATCGACTGGGGTGTTTTACGAGAATCTATTACTAAGTCGGTGCTTAAGCAGGACTTTGATTTAGAAAAAGCCCTCTCCCAGTTGTTATGGTGGTACGAAAATAATTATACAAACGATCAGCGTTATGGAATTGCGGGCCTGAATTTAAATTACAAGCTTGGAGATCATTTTATTGTTGCTAAAATACCATTGATTCTATTACAAGACGAGAAAAATAAATCTGCTTACTATAAAAATAGTGTAGGTATTATCTTAGAGGGTTCTAAATGGAACACAGATAAGGAACAAAAATCTTGGATTACAAAGATATACAAGAGTTTCCCTCTTAAGGTTATAATGTGGTTGGTTCAAAGCTATTTAAATATCAAAATTGATTACGTTGAATTTTTTGATTTTAAACAATTACGTTGTGGTAGATTAAAAATAATGTTAGAACAAGATAATGAAATAGAAAATTTTATAAAGAACATTATTAAAGCTATTTCGATGGGGATATGTTATCCTGTTCTTCGAGAAGATTGTGTGCTTTGTGAGTTTAACAAAAAAAATGGAGGTTGTTATGGGACTTAAATTTATTGATAAAAAGACCGGTAAGATTAAATTTTATTGGGAGGATGGTAAAGATGCTCCCTTTACGATTGAAGATGATACTGAAGATAATACTGAAGAAGAAAATACTGAAGAGGAAAAAACTAAACAAATTAAAGACAAAGGGACTAAATAATGCCCACTCAAATTCAAAACATTAATGGAACATCTATTCTCACGGTAACAGATGATACTGGCGGACCAATTGATCCCCCCGTTATCTGTGACAAGTGTGGACACAAGTGGTTTCAACAAATTGATCTCGCTCAATACTCGTCGTCGGCTCAAGTTGTGTTAGGTCAAAGAGTTCCTATGCGCCAAAGCTATGATATTTTACACGTATTAGAGTGTGTTTTTTGTAAGAATATTATGTTGCCCAATATCTATAATTATATTCGTCATCCCCTTGAGCACGAACTTGTTGAATTTCAAAATGATATTGAGAAGTTTAAAAAAGAGACTACTCTCCCGCCACCACCCCCAGCTAAAATAGATTCACTAAAATCAGAGGATATCTAATGTCTTTTAAGATAAAAGATTCTAATATTTTTCCTATGCCGGGAGACAAGCGGTTTATACATCTAGCTACCATTACTAGTGGTCTTAGGGAATTTATTGTTTTCGTTGGCACTAAGGGTTCAGTGGACGGCAAGTGTTATATTGAAGAGGCCGTCTTAGTTGCTAACCCTAAAACGGAAGACGTAACCGGATGCTTAAAGTTTATAGACGATGATAATCTTGCTAATGATCTAGCCGCGTTTGTCCAAGAAAAAAATCTTCTCGATATCCCCAGCCGTATGAGGCAGTCTCCAAAGCTCTTTACTTTTTAATAGTTTCTATAGTACAATACATAGGTGAAGAGTTCTAGATTCAAATATGAGTATCGAAAATCTGCCAGTAAATTACATCGTATAGTCGGAGATATTTTACGTTCTAGTAAATTATTTCAAAATTATCAAGTACTTCAAGAATATCCTGTCTGTAAAATTAATCCTAATCATAAGTCTGGTCGTGAACATTTTGACTGGGTACTTCTAGATCTTAAATGTGTAATTGAAGTTATGGGTGGACAACATTATAAAGTAGCTTTCGGCTGCGGCCAAACTGGCCTTAAAGATATCCAGGAACGGGATGAACGGAAGAAACAAGCGGCTATAGATGCTGGGTTTGTATACATAGCAATTAAATTTGATGAAATTAAATTAGTGACTGAGGATTATATTTGGAAACTTTATATAGAAAAGTTTGAAGAAACTAAACCGTTACTTCTTAATAAAACACCTAAGATTAAAATTAACTACAATAAAGAAAAAGCAAAAGCTTTTCGCAAGGAACAATATCAACACAAAAAAGAATGGCTTAAGAAAATTAAATCTCAGCAGGAGGAAAAGAATGATTAAAAATATTATTTCTCAATTAGTTAGACATCCAACCAAAAAGAACGAACAACGAACCCCAAATGATATTAAACAAATCATTCTACATTGTACCGGGATGAAACAAATGGCTGCTGGGGCTCAAAAAACTATCGAGGCCATAGCTAAATACGATACTTCTCCCAATAATCATATTTCAGCGACAGGCTGCGCTTCCTATACATATCATTATACTATTGGTGAAGATGGAGATATTTATAAAACCTTAGAAGATACAGAGGTTAGTTGGCACGTTGGTAGATGGAACAAGATATGTTTAGGAGTTTGTCTTATTTACGATCCGGCAGACGAGACCCTAAGTCCAAAATCTCCTGCAGCTAAGCAATTGGGCACAGCCTTAAATTTAATAGCCGTTAAATGTCTTCAATTAGGTCTCTTTCCTTCTGACGTACAGGGTCACAGGGAGCTTGAGACTACTGGTTGGAAAATGATTAATGGTGAAAAGAAATTAGTAAAGAGTTGTCCGGGTATGAAAGTTAATTTAGAACAATGTAGGAAACAAGTTGCTGTTAATATGCAAACTATATTATCTAAACTTGGTTTTTACACAGATAAGATAGATGGAATATTCGGGCCAAAATCTATGCAGGCAGAAGAAAAATTTTTAGCTAAAGAGTGTCATACGGATGAGTCTTTGTTGGGAATGATCTAATGTTTTTTAAAAGAACAGTTTGGAGTTGCTGCGAAACAGATTATCTTAAGGCCCACAGAGATGAATCAATTAATGCTTTATCTGGTTACCTCGCTAAATCTCGAAATGCCATACAAAATAAACTTCTAGAACTAGACGGCAAAGCCCCCCTAATCAAAAAGAATAAAAAGTCTTTTATTGGCAAACGTAAAGACTTGGGGAATCAGTTTTTTCGAAGTAATTGGGAATCAAATACGGCTAGATGGTTTAATCATAAAAGAATCAAATGGATATATGAGCCTAAAGTATTTCCTTTCTTAGAAATTAAACATGGGACTACTTCTCTTTGCCCAGATTTCTATTTACCTGAGTTAGATATTTGGGTAGAAGTTAAGGGTCAATTACTTTCTCAAAATAAAGCCGCAATCCGCAGATTCAAAAAGTATTATCCTGATGAATTCTCTAAGCTTCAATATATAAGCGGTAGTGCATCTACTAAAGCTACTCAGTTTTATAATTCTATGGAAATGAAATGCATGGCTTACTATAACGATCTTAATAAGTCTTTTAAGAATATCATTCCTAACTGGGAAGGCAATGCTTGAGACCATTAATATTATACTTTCTCATAAGTATATCGCCGATGATTTAATTAAAGTCGCCCAAGGTCGTTCTCTATATACTAAACATTCATTTGATCTAATGTGTAAAGTAATTCAATATAACCCGCTAGACTTCCCAGACGTTATTGACAGTGAAGATTTATATCAAGAGATTTATATGGTATGGGATTCACTATTACATACTTACTACTCTAAACAAGGATCTAAACTTAGAAAAGCTAGGTCTCTAACCAAACTGATGTACCGGGTAGCCGAAATTAAAATTGCACAACTCTTACATAAAAGAATTAAATCAATCCTTAAAGAGAAATCCTATAGTAAGGAACAAGACGATTATTATTATCAAGATAATTTAGATGAAGCTTTATTACTTAAGGAATTTACTCTGGCAGGATTAATTAAACAAGTTGATTTACAGCAGACTCAGGTAAGTCAGCTGACGTTTGAGGAACGAATTCTTGTTTATCGGGTACTATTTGAGGGAGATTCTCTACCGGTTGAGGAGCTACGGGAGCTTCAGTTTGCTCTTTTGTAACCTTTTCAATAGTTTCCTGAATAGTACGTTTAGATTCTTCCATACATTTAATATAAGCATTTTGCATCTCGTCTTGAGAGATAACATTCTTTTCTAATAGTACAGTATTAAGAGTAGCTACTTGATTGGCAAGGATAAATAGATTGTGTTTATCTTCTTCAATGCCCTGAACTAGCCGGAAGAAATCTTGAACCAATAGATTCAAGTAGCGCTCTAAACAACCATGTAATACTGCAAATTGACGAAGAGCAATAGCTACATCCTTCTTACTAAGAGGATACTTCTGTAGAATCTTCTGTAATCCCTCAGCAGCTGTTTTCTGAGTCTTCTTTAACTCCTCTAGTGGGTTAATCTTCTTGGTGTCACTAGGAGGCGTTGGTGCTTCTACAGAGGCTTCTGGGGTTGGGGGCGGAGCATTCGAAGCAGCAGCAGCAGCATCTGCTAGGTCTTCGGGAGTATCTATTTCAAGATCGTCTTCACAGGTACATTTCTCTCCACAGTCACAATTGTTAACTGCTGGTTGTTCTACCTTACCGGGGAATTGAATTACATTATCTACTACTTCATCTTGACTCATTTTAACTCCTTTTAGTTAAAGACTATTTTTTATTAACTGAACGATATAATAAAAGAAAGTCATAATTGATCTAGCTACTCTACCTATAAAATTCTGTTTCATTCCATCTTTCATGGTCTCTTTAAGATAATTAGTTACTTCGCTCATATTTATTCTCCTATTGTGAATAATTTACTCTAACCAAAATTTAAAAGCAAGATATTATTTATTAAAACTCTCTAGGTTTTTTAAAAATATTTTATTTGATCTAGTTAATTCTTTTTTTACTTTAGACTGTTGTTTCTTTTGTCTTTTCTTTAGAATCTTTTTAATTTTTTCAGGCTCAACCTCTACTACTGGTTGATTGATTTCTCTAAATAAATCTTCATATGGATTAATTACAAAATCACCTGTTATTCGAGCATTAATTTGAAAGCATATATCATGATAAATATTAGTTATTTTTAGTGCTTCAAATGAATTTATTCTACTAATGGTTATTGTTCTACCGTCTTGAGTAAGAATATCATCAAGTAGTAAAGCTTCTAAAGCTTCTTTGGTAATTCCATTAAAATCTACTTGCTTTTTATACGTAGAAATCCCTAGCAATGGATAAAGATCTTCCACGTTAAAACCCAAAATAAACTCTATGGTCATTGGGCTAGCGGCTTTTAATTTGAATCCCCCCAGATGAATTTTTCTCGGACCATTCCCTGTTGATACTTGCAGAGTTAATTCACGAGGGAAATGTAAAGTACTCATTTAATTACACTTTCACTAAAGCACTTTCTGCAAGACATACAGGCGTTTTTACTTTTGTTTTTTCGGTTATCAACTGGGCAATAAAATCCCACATTAGTTTCATCAAGATTGCGAAGCTGCTTTGCATTAAATACAATGCTAATATCTTGAGGCATGTTTTGATCATTATTGTCCACCTTTAAGTAAGAGAAATAAAGTCTACTGTGGCCCCCTAGTTTATTTACCTTATCTTGCCTATCTAGGGAACTTTTGTCAAGGGAAAACATAATGTATATATTAGGACTAGATTTAATCTGTACGGCCATCTCAGGCTTTCTAGTGACTATCCAGAGTTTAATGTCTGGGTGATTATCTATTAGATAGTTGATTACTTTAACTGCTTCTGGAAATAGATCTCCTACACCATTCCATCTAATGAAATCAAAATTCTTTTGTTTATGGAATTCTGCGGCGATTTTTTCTCCAATTACTTCAGGTGGATTATTAATAACTGAATGGTAGTTCCTTAGATACTTTAATAAGGATCTATCATAAGTAATATGTGCTCCACGTATAGCGCCATAACAGAAGCTATTACAAATTTTTGTAGGACAACAGGTTCTAAAATGTGGAAAGTTAATTGAAAGCCCCACCTTGTGATTCTTAGATAGAAACTTTTCTTTAGGGCCAAGTTCTTTAGGTGTATCTAAAATCTTTTCGGCGGTAAGAACCCCTCGCACAGTACCATCGACATGCTCCATAGATACTAAAGCCATTTCTTTCTCTCCTTTTTCTTGTTCTATATCTCTCTTTATTACTTGTTATTATTGTTAAAAAGGTTTATGCTTAAGTTGGAGGTCATATGCGTTGACCAAAAGAGACTTCATCAAGACTCTTCTTAAAACTCTTTCCTGGAAAATTCTATCAATAACTCTAGCAACATTAGTAAGTTATTATTTTACTGGCGAAATATTTAAATCAATTGCCTTGTCTTTGACCTATAACTCAATAGGTTTTGTTGTATATTTTTGTCATGAACGTATTTGGGTGGAAATTTTAAATCGAATCAAACGTTAGTTAATTTCGTCCAAGTCTTAAGGCAAGTAAAGTTACTGTTCCGTCTTTCTTAAATAAATTAATATGTTTAATACACCAAGTCTGATATTCAATACCTTGAAAATAAAATTTTTGATTGATTAAACTATTTAAGTCTTCATCGGTGGGATCTTCAATCCATTGTCCAACTATCATATAACTATTTTTATCGTAGTAACAGGGATCATAAGATATAATGCGAAGCTTTTCCATAGGTTTATTATAGTTCTAAATATTCCTGCCTCAACTCTAGGAACATATCGTATTTTCTATCGAGTAATAAAGCCTTTAGCATTGGTGAATCTTTATGGTCTTTATTAATTCGATAAATGTCCTCAATCATTTTGATGGATTCTTGAAGCAAAGAATCTTTTAGTTCACTTTTTTTATCTTCGTCTAATTGTTGTTCTAGTAACTGAATCTGATCTTCAGCTTCTTGAAGTTTATATTCAACCCGATCAAGTTCTTCTTGAAGTTCAATATTCTCTTTCTCAAGTACTTCAATATAATCTTCTGTTGAATCCATTATTCTTCCTCGAATATGTCCGCGAATAAAGCGCTAACATCGCTTCGTTCACATTTTTCCAATTGAACAACTCCAACAAATTCAGATGCTTTGCTTCGAGCATCGTTAACAAATTTATAGATACCAGTCTTTTCTATAGCTATTTTTTCGTCTCGTTGTTTGAGATCTCCCATGATTATAATTTTACTATTTTCGCCAATACGAGTTCCCAAAGTTAGTAATTCAAAAAAATCAATACATTGCATTTCATCCGCTATTACAAATGAATCAATCCAAGAAGCTCCACGAATTAATTGAAGAGGTATTAGATCCATGGGATATTTTTCGGCAAGCATTTCCATATCGTCTGAACCAGTAAGTTGTTCTATATTGTTGATATAGTTTTGTAGATAAGGTCCGAACTTTTCATTTACATTTCCTGGTAAAATCCCAAGTTCTCTTTTACCCACCTGGGTCATGGGGCGAGTTAAAATAAGTTTACGATATTTTTCTTTTTTCATTAACTCAAACGAGGCCGAAAGCGAAATCAAAGTTTTTCCAGTTCCCGCCCTGCCAGTTAAGACTACTACTTTAACATCATCGTCTAATAGTAAATCCAGAGCCATATCTTGTTCTTTATTCCTAGATTGAACCCCAAAGGACTTACGTTTACTTTTAACTATCTGTAACTTCTTATCTTTAACCCTTGTAATAGCCGACTGACTTTCCCCAGCTGTAACAATAACAAACATGTTAGGATGAAAATTCATTCTTCCATCTAATGCTTCAAGACTAATTTCCCTTTTTTCATAAAGTTCATTAATTTTTTCAGTAGAAACCGCAAGAGTCTTCACACCGGTATAAATTTCAGCCACGATTAACTCCTAGTTGTAGAATTTAAAATAGAACTATTCGAGATCACCTGTAACATCAATTTCTATTTTATAGCGTTCTGATGACAAGTAAATTCTAGGACTCCCTAAAGCATTAGGGGATAAGAGTTTTTTGAAGGCATAACTTGGATAACGTAAATAAGTTCCACACCTTACACAATAAAATTTCTTAGTAACGTTCTCGTAGAAATGTACTCCTGGAAATACACGAAGACGATGATCGTGGCCTAGACAAAATACATCTCCCATAGGAAATGATTTGCGAAGGTCTTCAAATTCTTTGTCGTTTGACAGTGCAGCACTACCACCATGGGCTACTACAAATAAGTATTCTTGTTCTTGACCAGCTCCAGAACGAACAATAATTTTAATATATTCTGGTTCATCATGGAATGCCATACCAAGCATTTCAGAAATTAATCCACCTGGGGATATAGAGGTTTGATTTAGAATTCGTTCTTCATGATTACCATCAATTAAGAACAACCCCTTTTTTGCTATTGGTTTTAATATAGATGAAATTTCTTTTCGTTGTTCGTCTGGGGTTTTGTCTTGTTCCCAGGTAGGAATCTTATAATTCGCGGGTATTCCTTCGATGAAATCACCCACTCCAAACCAACGCCTATTTGATCCTTTCCCAATATAAGTAACCATAGTTTTCAATAATGCTATATCACACACCTTGTGTCCATAATGGATATCCCCAAGGGGTATGACTTCTGCTTTTTTATTGCTTCCAGTATGGATTACAAATTCACGCATTAAAACTCCTTTGTGGGATTTACCCATTTATTAATACTAGCATTATCAAAAATTAAAAAGCAATAACTATTTTTAAGTCAACTCTTGTTTTATATCTATTAAATGTTTTGTTGTGTATATTGGTTTATTCACTTTCAAAGATAACTCTTTATTGATTTTCACAGAAAGATTGATTTTATAATTTGTTTTTTCATTTGAAATATATTTAGTTAACTTGTCTAAATTAGATAACTTGATAGAACAGTCAAGATCAATTTCTTTAGGAACGTTATCTATTTTTAATGGTTCAATCCTATTAACGATTACGCTAATTTTTTTATTTCCGTCCTCAGTCTCTTCAGCTTGTAATACCCCATCAATAACTATAGGAGAGTTTACTTCAATTAATTTTTTAAATTGAGTATAAGCTTTAGGAAAGATTACGCCCTGAGTTCTTCCAGTTAAATCTTCTAGAGTACAAAAGGCCATATACTGTTTACTCTTAAGAATAAAATGTTCTTTAAGTGTAGAAAATATACAACATAATTTAATTGGCGAGTTGTTAGGAAGATAACTAAAAGACTTAATTACATCTAAATCACCAATAGGAACATTAGATATCCCATCAAGAGGATGACTTGAAGCAAAAAACCCAAGAAGTTCGTATTCATCTTGCAACATCTCCTTCATATCTTTTTCGGGAATCCATTTAACTATAGGCTTAATAGGTAATTCTGGTTCTTCAGGTTTCTTTAAAGACTTCTTGGTTGAGCCTCGTTTAATTTCTTCTAATCTATCTTCATATTTTTTAATAGAATTTTTATATGTATTATATTTATTTTGGTATGCACGATCTAACTTCATCCATTCCCAATATTCGTCCATCCAAGCAAGCATTGATGATCTAGTTTGTTGGAATTCATCAAAAGCACCAGACTTAACTAAAGCTTCTACACGAGCACGGTTAACTTTTCCCAGATGAACTCTATCACAGAAGTCCTCAATACACTTAAATGGTCCTGTAGAGCGTTTTTCAAGTATCTCTACTACTGGGCCTTCGCCTATATTTTTAATTGTAACTAGACCAAACCTGACTTCATTCTCGCCATATATCTTAAAACCTCTAGAACTTTTATTTATAGATGGCCCAGCTACTTTGAGCTTTAATCTTTTACACTCAACTAGGTATTCAGCTAACTGATCTGTCTTTCCATAATCCATTTCCATACAAGCAGTTAAGAATTCAACTGGATAATATGTTTTAAGGTAGGCTGTTTGATATGTGATATGAGCATACCCAACGCTGTGTGCGCGATTGAAAGCATACTTTGCAAAGTCTAGTAGTTGTTCCCATAGTATTTCAAATTGGCGTTCAGGTAGGGCATGGTTGAGCCACCCACGTTTGAATCTAGGATATTCTTTGTCTAGTACGTCTTGAAGCTTTTTACCCATTGCTTTTCGAAGCGTATCAGCCTCAGACATTGTATATCCAGCTAATTCTACTGCGATTTTCATGATTTGTTCTTGGTAAATAATAAACCCACCAGTATCAGCTAATATTGGTTTTAATTCTGGAACAAGATACTCAGGTTCAGCTCCATTACGCCAAGCTAAGTAGCTTGCTAATCCCGAAGTTCCAAGGGGTCCTGGACGATAAATAGCTAATATTGCCGATAAATCTTGAATAGTGGTGGGCTTAACATCCAACACTAGTTGTTGCATACCCAAACTTTCCATCTGAAATACGCCTAATAGAAGTCCTGTTTGGATCGTTTCAAAAACTTTAGGATCTTCCATAGGAATTTTATTAATATCAATTTCAATATTTCTGTATTGCAGTATTAAATCTAAGCAGTGTCGTATCTTTGAAAGAGTTGCTAACCCTAATAAATCAAATTTAATTAAACCTATCTTTTCTATATCCTTCATGTCCCACATCGTAGCAAGACCGCCATCTTTAGCTTTATATTGTGGGGCCAGTTGAGTAAGTGGAATATTTGAAATTACAGTGCCCGCTGCGTGAACTCCATACGCCGATATAATACCCTCGAATCGTTCGGCCCATTCAAGAATTTTGCGTTGAGTTCTTTGAGATTCTGTATATGATGGTCCGATTGAAGCATTGCGAATCTTCTTTAATTCAGGAACTATTTCATAAGATTCTTTTAGCGTATGAGTTTTACCGGCATCTGGGGCGGGCATTAATTTACGGAGAGTTTCACCTTCAGAGATGTCTATACCCAATGCAGTACAAACTTTTTGAATAGCTGACTTGGCAAGCATTGTATTAACTGTACCAATTCTAGCTACTCTATCTTCTCCATATTTGTTTTGCAGGTATTTAAATAAATCATTGCGATGTTCTGGATCGACATCTGTGTCGGCGTCAGGATATGAATCTTTTCTTCCAGGATTTAAAAAACGTTCAAATGGTAAATCATATTTAAGAGGATCTATTTCTGTTATATATAAGCAAAACGCTACCAGGCTTCCTCCTATGCTGCCCCGTCCTGGTCCGATCATAATAGCATTACGTTTAGACCACTGGATAAAGTCTTGTACTATTAAGAAGTAATCAACAAAATTCATCTCCTCAATAATTTTGATTTCGTATTCGAGACGTTTTATATATTCGGGTTTAGAGTCTAGGCCGCGAAGTTTAAGGCCCTTCCAGCATTTAAACTCAAAATATTGAACAGATTCATTCATCAAGCTTCCGATCAAAATGAGGTTTATTTACAGCAATCTTAGCCAACATCTTAGATTTAAGTTCTTCGAGGTGTACCGGCTTAAACCCCCAGACATCTACTCCAACATCTAAAGATAGTTTATTTGAATCATCATAAGTTCCATGACAATGGCCATAGAACTGATAGCTACCATGACAACTTCTATTCCAACTAACCATAGGATAATGGCATAATACTATAGAAGTATTATCAACTTTAATATCTCTGATGTCATAAAATCCTTCAATCTTTTTGGGATATTGTTTAATCAATTTATGAGAAAACGAATGGTCATGATTTCCTTTTATCCAAACCCATCTTCCGTGTAATCTATGAAAATAGGTTTCTACGTATTTCCATTTCATAGAAAAATCACCTAAGAAATATACTATATCTTTATCTGTGACGACAGAATTAAAGTTTTCTATAATAGTTTCGTCGTGTTCCTGAGCAAATTTAAAGGGCCTATTACATGACCTTATGATATTATCATGCCCTAGATGCAGATCTGAAGTAAACCATGTTTCCATTTTTTATTCTCAGTTGTGATATTTAATAAGATATTTATTTACTAGGTCTAGTATATCTTGTGTTAGTTTATATTGAGGACTCTCAATAACATCTTTCCATAAAACTATATTTTGATATTGAGTAGATACTATATCTTTTATTAAAAGCATATCTTCAATAAAAGGATCTCTTTCGTCTAATTCTTTTGCTAACTCAATATATGTTTTTTTATTTTTAGTAAGACCATCGTACTCAGCTAATTCTTTATCTTCTTTAAGTAAATCTTTAAAATACTCATCTTCTTTTTCCCACTTAGTTGGGAAACCGATTGTTTCTTCTTTCATTCTATTTCTCCTCTGTTCCTTTTTCTTCTTCTTCCTCTGCTTCTTGAAATAGTCTTATACAGCTTTCACAAATCCAACCTGCACCTTCTAATTTACCCCAACCACTATCGGCTAAATAATTTGTGAACTCAGTAACATTCTTACAATCAAAGTCACTAAACTCCTCGAAGCCACATTGCCAACATTCAACTAGAAATTCTTTTCGAACTATTCCACGCTTGTCTGTTTTTTCTTTTGCCATTCTAGAAACTCCTCTTTATCTTCAGAGTCTTGGACTGGGAAAGATGGTAATCTTGATTTACCAAATTCTATTTCGACATTACACGCTTCTGCTATTTCTAATGTATTTTCAATTGCTTCTGGGACTTCATATTTAATAGCTATCTGTTTCATCTCGTCTGGAGTCTTTATATAATATTCGGGGCCATAGCGCATTTTATCGTCGCCTAGGTACTCTTTAATAGTCTTTTGTAACTGCGCTGCCATCATTAGTTGATGTGTTTTATAGTCTTCTTTCTTTAAGAAGTGTGCATCTGTAGTTGGAATTACTTTAATAGAATACTTTTTAGATAATCCAATAAGATATCTATTATATGGTTCCTGTTCTGGAATACCATTCTCTTGAATCTCTGCATAGAAATTAGTATCAAACGTCTCTTTATAATACTTAAAGAGTTCTTCGGCCTCAATTAATTTTTGTTCTTTAAATAGATTTGCTATTGGACCCGCAAGACATGCCGAGGTTAAAATTAAATCTCCGGCGTAATTCTCCAGATGTTTATAATAAACACGCGGTTTATAATAGAAGTTATTCTGATTAGCATTAGTAATCATCTTAATAATAGCTTCATATCCCTTTTGATTCTTAGCAAGAACTATCATATGTCTGTTGTCTTTAATCGTCTCTTCCTTTTTGTCTTCGTCCCAAGTGATATAAAATTCACTACCAAGAATTGGTTTAATATTATTTTCTTTACATTGCTTATAGAAGTCTACCCATCCATGTATAGTTCCATGGTCTGTAATAGCTACAGCAGACATCCCTAGTTCTTTAACATACTTAACTAGTTTATCGTTAGATATTAGTCCATCTAACAAACTTGTCTGAACATGAACATGAGTGTGTACAAATGACATTTTTTATTCTTTTTGTTTTAAGAAGTTATTGAGCTCGGAAAGATTCTTTGCGAAGACCAAGACAGATGTTTTATCAAGAGCATCTACTAATACTTTAAGAGTTTTTTCTAACTCTTCATTTCTACTTTTAAGACTAGATATTTCGTCACGGGCCATTTCATATTCTACAAAATAGTCTCGTTCCATTGATCGCTCCTATGTTTAAAGTACTTAAGGAGCATAACATAACTATATTTTAGCAGCAAGATAAATATTATAAATCGGCGATAACTGATACTTGAATTGCACCAAGACTATGACTTGTACTTCTATATACATAATAATTTTCAGTATAACTTTTTGAGTTGGTGATAGAAACTGTTTCTGGAGACTCCATAGAAATTGGATCAGAAATGGCATCATAAAAAGCAGCCGTATTCATTCGTGTTGGATATGCATAAATAAGATACTCATTAGTCCCAAGGGTTATTGAGAATAAAGGTTCAAATACGCTTTGAGTATTTGTTAATTCAGAATTAGCTAAACCTTCAACATCAGATTCAGTATAGCTACTTGCTTTAGTAGAAACTCCCCAGAATTTTTTATTATGAAAATGATAGGATATAGACGAACTAGTTGCGTTTTCCTCTCCTGTCGTTGCATGGATAGCAAAAACTTTAGTCCCATCTACAGATGGATAACTAACAGTAGCGGTACTTAAAGTCGGACCAACATATCCTGCCCCAGACATAGTTAAGTCACTCCATCCACTATGAGCCACATGTGCTTCACTAGTTATTCCATTACTATAGGTAGCCTCGAAGCTTAACTCTCCAATTCCTTTCCATACCCCACTCCCTATTTCATAATCGGAAGCAGTTGTTCCAGCATTACAAGTAAAAGTAGCAACAGCAAAAGCTGGAAATGTAGTATTATATGGACAACATACCCACTCAATTCCATTCCATTTAATTGTATCATTTTTACTTGGGGCATCTGCCGCTAAATCCGTAATAGTTTTTGTGTCCAGCCAAGTATTTGCTCTGGTAGTATTTAAATAAATTGTATGGTCGTCGTCTAATAAACCTGTACAACTTCCGTGGTCTACCCCGGATACAGTTGTCATGGCAGAAGTAACATAAGTTTTAATAGCTTTTTCGGTAGGAACATATGAATCCGAATTTGCCGTAAAAGTCCCATCTATAGAAAACTTAGTCACCTTCTGTGTCATTGTAATACCACGAACTGTCGATGGATAAAAACCATAAGACGAATCCATTACTAAACCAGAACTAGTTAAAATAGCTACAGTATCTTGATATCTTTGTAAATAAAAATCAACATTTCCATAGGTTCCTACAACTCCATATCCCTCATCATTCAGCCCAACATAGGAAGCAAGAATACCTTCATTAGCAGTAATAAAAATCTGAGTCCATAAACTTACTGTACTTGGATTATTAATGGTTAAAATATTTCTATTTTCACCATGGTCTGAATATCCCCCTATAATAACATGCGAATTATATTGACTATATCCAGATTGATCTATGGTAAACATTTCAGGAAAATTACCACCGTCATATCCTAAGAAATAAAAAGCATCGCTAGTAAAAGTAGTTTCACTCATATCAGCCAAAGAATAAAAAAAGTTTTGATAACTAAAATCTTCTGTATAGCACCAAAATTTTAGCCCTTTATTATTTGTATCCCATTGCATAGCACCATAAGATGTAGCTTCATCTCCTACTTGCCACATACCTCCTATACCAGAATAAATAGATTGACCCCATGCTTCGGACAAAATTAAAACTGCCCCTGGGGTGGGGGAGCTTTCGAGTAAAATTCCATCGCCTTTTACGTGTAGAGTAGCCCAAACATTATTGGGATCGTCTAATCCTAGTCCCCAATATTGATAACTTTCATCATAATGAGAATTAATACCAAAAAATATTACACCATCGTTATTGGGATTACTTTGAATCGTTAATCCTTCATAAGATTCAGTACTTCCATTTAAGGTTTGGCCGCCAGAACGTCCAGCTAGTAAAGCATAAATTGTATGGTCATCATCTAACAATCCAGTTAATCCACTATGAACTGTTACTCCAGTCCCACCACCAGTGTAAGAAATTATTCCTGTAGATTTACTAAAACTAATTGACCCAGTACCACTTATATGTTGAGTAACACCTGAAAGACTAATAGTATTTAAGGGTAGAACATTAGTTGCTGCGTCACCAATTATTTGACGGGCATCACAAAGTCCAAGAAAACTATCGTTTTGAGGAAATATCTTAGCTATAAGTGTGACTTCGCCTGCCATTTAATTCTCCTTAACTTACTACTACAGTGGTAGCACCAAGACTATGATTAGTTGATCTGTATACGTAATAGTTCTCAGTATAACTTAATGCATTAGTTATACTTACGGTTTCTGGCGACTGGAATCCGCCGCCGAAACCACCAACAGTAAATGTGGCCGTGCCTAATCTTGAAGGATAAGAAAATATAATATACTCATTTGTTCCAGCTGTTACTGTAAATGTTTTAGACTTTGAGTTTGAAAGTTCATTATTAGCTAGACCTTCTATATTAGCTTCGGAATAACTACTAGCTACTGTAGAAACGCCCCAGAAACGTCTGTTATAAAAATAATAAGTAATGGTACTGGTCGTTGGATCGGTCCCATCAGTTGCATTTAATGTATAAGCAGAGCTACTTCCCACAGAAGGATAGGCCACAGCAGTAACATTAACTGTTGGACCAACATATCCGGTTCCAGTTAAAGTTAAGTTGCTCCACCCAGTATGAGATACATATCCACCGGTAGCTGGACCATTAGTATAGGTAGCCGAAAAACTCATAGCTCCAATAGCTTTCCAGTCACCAGTTCCTATCTCAAAAGCAGTCCCTGTAGCTCCTGATGTACAAGTAAAGGATGCTATTGCAAAGGTGAATGAAGTTGTATAAGGAACAAATACCCATTCAGTACCATTAAATTTAAGCACATCGTTTTTGGCCGGAGTATCAGAATCAGAGACATCTGTAAGGTCTTTTAATTCATAAGTTGATCCAGCAATTGTATCATCTACATAAAATTTAGTAGCAAGATCATTAGTAGATATAGGCGTGATTCCAGATACTGTTCCTGTAAAGCCACGAGTTCCATCAACTGGGATATATTGGGAGTGGTCGTCATCAGTAAGACCAGTTAGTAATCCATGATCACTAGCAACATAAGTTCCAGCTGGTAAATTACTAATAGATCTTAGATCTTGTGTTTCTACATAAGTCTCGTTCGTTCCATTTCTTCGTACCAAAACTCTATATAGAATTTTCATCTCTTGGAATGGAAGATTACCAAGACTTAAAGATTCATAAGTATTATTCGTTCTTGCGTTAGCTAAGAGCGTATCCTGTCTCTGTCCAACTAGAGCATAGATAGGATTGGTTAGATTATTAGTAGCAAAAATCCACATCGCAACATACTTATTGTTGTCTACGTCTGTTAGAGTTCCTGCATTATCATATTGAAGTATATTACTTACTTCTGTATAGTATTTGGTTTGTGCTGCCGTAAAAAGAAAGTCTGTGCCGGAACGATACATAATTCTGCACTGTGTAGTGGTATCTATAGAAAAACGGATATCTTCGTCGTAGATCTCTCCCTCTGTAACTTCAAAGGTTGTGTCTGTGAATGTCCCCGTTAAACCAGAAACATATCTAGTTCCTACTGAATAATGGAGATAACCGTGAGTCATTCCGTCCATTATAATGCCGTGTCTTTCGTCTCCAAGGAGACCTTCAACACCATTCCAGTATAGAGTTGCTACTGCTACTTTCCCATCAACAAAATTCCATGGTATTTGTGATGCCTCTAATGAACCAGAGGTATTAAATGCTATATACCAAG